CTTGCACTACCATCTTTACTATATTTACTTCCCTCTTTTGGTCTACCAGCTCCCTCAAAACCACCTTCAGGTGCTCCACCTTCGTCATCAAAGATAGAACCCGCTAAAGTTTCAGGTGGTTCTGCCTCATCATCGGCTCCCAATCCAATTGCAGCCATATCACTTGGTGTTCCAACTGAATCACCACTATCTGCTGGATCATTACCCTCATTTTCAATTTGAGAATATCTAAATTTTTGTTTCTGGTCTTCTATTAATTCTTTTTCAAGTATTTCTTGTTCTCTTGGTGTAAAATTGAAAATGTGTTTATACACCCAATCACTTGACATTAAACTATTGTCTTTTACATCACGAGCTAAATTAACTTTATTACTCCACAATTCAATCTTCTCTTGTTCATAAATTGTAGATGGATTAGTTAATTTCAATTCAAAGTTTACCAATTCTTCATCTGTATATCCTTGTGCGTATAAATGAACAACTGCAATCTTTGTCAATTCACTTGTTACAATTCTTTGTATTCTTTCAATTGTACGAGCAAATCTAACATCCTCTGCTGCTAATGTTGCTTTACTTCCAAGACTTTCTTCATATCCAAGAAATGCTTTTGGTATTCTTAAAGCAGCTAACATACGATTTTTTAAATACTCAATGTCTTCTGTAGTTTCATATTGCATTCCTGGTAATGATTCAACTTGTGTTCCACTATCTCCACCACGAACTGGCATAAAGAAGTCTTCTGTAAGATTCTGTATGTTAAATTTCAAATTATAATCACCAGTAGTATCATCCATAAAAGGTGTCTTCTTCATTTTGTTGATTATTCTTTGCATATAATTGTCAACTTCGTTTGGTGGAATATTTCCAATATCAACTTTGAATACTCTCTTCTCAGGTGCTCTCATGATTCTATGAATCAACATAGCATCTTCCATCAATGTAATTTGTTTCCATACTTTACGAGCACTTTCAATCATTGATTTTCCATAAGGTAATAAATTACTATCATTGGCTAATCTAAAGTGTGCTATTTGAAAGTTCTCAAATTCAATCTTTTTATTTGTAGTTGAACGAGCAAAATAAGGATGAGCTTGTTCCATAGCTTCTAAATAAAATTTTGTATAATAAGGATTCTCTGGGTCTTCTCCCTCTGAACGAATTAGTTCATAAGCTGACATTGGAACTACATTATGAATTCCATACTTATCACTAATATCTAAGTACAAAAAGAAGTCTCCATACTTACACATATTTCTTACCCACGGCCATAGATTAAATTCTATGTTCATAATGTCATAGAATAAGTTATGTAGTATTTGTTTTATTTGATCATTATCACTTTGTATTTCTAACGACTCACCATACGCACTTTTCATTGTTGATTCATCTGCGTATGTATCAAGTGCAGATGCAATAATTGAATCTGCCTCCATTGATTCATAATCTTTAAATAACCCAAGTCGTGCAGCCTGCATTTGTGCGTGAGTGGAATATCCACTATTCGCCATATCCAACCCACTATGTAATTTAGAATACCTGTCAACCAAATGTGATTTAACTTGTGATTGAACTTGTTCTGTATCGGCTATTTTTAGTTTCCTACCACCAACATTTCTTACAATTACATTTGTACTAAATAATCGTTGTAATCGACTAAATAATGATTTATCTGCCATATTTTACCTCACTTATAAGAGCCACTTTAACGACTCTTTTTTTCTTTCGCGGCCTACTTCCCAATCCCATTCACCATTATCATTGTCTTCGGGTACATATAGACCATCTATATCTTGAAATCTATCAAGAGTTTTCTTTGTTAATTCAATTCCTTCTGTTCGTAATCTTAAAGCAGTATCACGAACCCATAAACCAATAGCAAAAGACATAACTAAATCATCATTATATCCCCTCATTGCCTCTGCTCTATTGTTTAGATAAATAAATGTAAATAATTCATCTATCAATCTATTGGAACGAACCGTTACTGACTCATCCCTAAAATATTCCTCTAACTTTGCAATAATCAAAGGTCGAGTTTTCATAGTGGTACTGAATCCAGCCACCATTTTCTTTTCTTCACTTCTATATCGATTGTTCATTTGATGAGCAATATCGACATATCTTAAATCTTTACTTGTATAAAATAAATTAGGATAATCCCTATCTATTACTTGTTGGATGGTTGCCCAACCAATATTGTTGTTTTCTATAATTAGTAAAGCATCGTTATATTCTGTTGCAATACTAACTAACATATTACCAAAATCTTTAGTAGGAACTCTACCTTTATACTCTGCCACTTGTTCTACTTTTTCAACATCCATAACATGAAATGCACTATAGTCTGCACTATCACCTCTACCAACATCTGCCGTTACCACATAACTCTTTGTATAATTTGGTGGCTCCCACACCCATAAATTATTATCAACACCTCGTTTTTCAATTGGTTCTTTCACTTGAGTTTCTCTACAATTTTCCAATATAACACCATCAATTACTGAAGTACCAGAAGTAATAAAATCACAATCACACTCTTGTGCTGCACTCTGTATTCCTAACAATGTATCTTGTTCATCTCTCCACTCTTGATTTCTATCTGGATGAACAGTCCAATGTAATTTAATAAAATTAAACATTCCACGACCTTCTTCTGCCTCAACCCAATTTTTATGAAACCAATTACCAACTCCGTTTGGTGTAGAAAGTGCAATACAACTACCACCAGTAGTTAGTGTTTGTTGTGAAGCAGTCCATATATCATCAATCTTATCAACAAAAGCAGCCTCATCTAATATCAATAATGATAGAGCTTCAGAACGAGCTGCTTCAGGTCCTGAAGAAACTGCCTTAATCTGTGAACCATTCATATATCGAAGATTTAATTTGTTATCCTCAACACATTTTTGTTTCAACCAAGATGGTAAATTTGAATGCATAACACGAACTTTCGTTACTAAGTTTTTAGCAACTTCTTGTTTTGTAGCAATAACCAACACATTCTTATCTTGATGAAATGTCATCATCCATAAAGAATATCCAGCGGTTAATGTACTGATACCAAGTTGTCGTGCCTTCAAGATAATATTAAATCTATTTTTTTGAAACTCATTTACAGTTTTCTCTTGAAAATCATATAAAGAAAATGGAATTTTACCCTGTATTGGATGTTGTATTACACAATACTTCTTCATAAAATATGCAGGATCCTGAGCACACTTTACATACTCTTGTTTAATTACTTCTTTAATTTGAGTTGCCATTATTCACCTACTAGCTGACCTGTCAACCAAACTGATGTTGATGTGGCCACTACTCCATAAGTAAACCATAACCACTTGTTCTCATGCCATTTCGGTTTGACAACTTTAATTTTTTCTTTATAAAGTTCATTAGTCTCTTTTAATAAATCAATTTGATGTAATCTCGTTGAAATTATTAAAGAATCTAAAGCAGAATTTTCTTCTAACTTTTTAACTTGAAGTTCTAAATCTGAAATTAAACTTGTTTGTAAACTATCCGATGTTTCGTATTGTTTGAGTTTGTTTGCCCACTCAATTACATCCGATTTAGGTACAGGTATAGTTTCTTCTTCAGATTGTCCATAAAGAAACCCAACTAATAGTAATATGTATATAATATATCTCATATATATAAATATATACTACTTAGAAAATTTCTTCAAATATTTTAAAGCCTCATCACTATCGTCAAATTCGACAGCTTTCTTAGCTTCAGCAATATGTTTCTTTGTAGTAGTTACCTTTCGTTTAAGGGATGCTACCTCTTTTTTGTTAACTTTCTTCTTAGATTCGAGTGCAGTAACTTTCTTTTCAAGTTCTTTAGTTTCTGTCTCTTTTACCTTTATTGCCTTGTCTAACTTTTTGACTTCTTCTTTTTTCTTTCCGCCAAAAAGAAATTCAAGAATCCAATCTATGATTCCCATTGTGTTCTCCTTTACTTGGTAAATCTATACCAACTTCGTTACAAATTTCTTCTAATGATAAATATCCAGTTCTATCATGTTCATCTAAATCCATCAATTTTTCTAATATCATTCTATACACTCTCGTTACTTTATCTGTATCTTCATTATTAACCTTCATGTGATACTCAGCAGCAACATTACCTAATTGGGAAACCATTTCCATTAATTCAATTATTACACTTTCAGGCAGTATCAAGTTCCTTTGATTCTTCATCTATGGCCTCTTCTAATTTAGTTATATATTCTCGGGCCTCATCAATTACTTTATTAAATTGATCCTCTCCCATTTCCCATTTTTCTTTTTCAAGTTCAATATCTTTAACACCTACCGAATTAAAAAATTCTGCCTTACCCTCTGTTTGTTCAAATTCATCAATACTTTGTTTTAAATCTTTTAAATATGCCTTTTTATTCTCATTAATCTTCTTCTTAGCATATTGTTCATATTCACCATTGATACGAAGCTTATTCTCCATCTCAATCTGACAATCGAAACAATGTCCATTTATTCTCCAAAACTTATTATCAAGTTTTTTCTTCATTGTTTTTTTACAAGATGGGCAAAACCAAGGCATTCTTACTGTTGCCATAATATCAGTTAATTCTGATTTTACATCTCCTTTTTCTTTTTGTTTACCCTCA